CACCACTTTGACCAGCTTCGGGCGTATTGCGAAGCGGCGGCGATCCACAAAGAGGCACGGAAGGAGCTAAAGAAAGCCGGGTTGCTCATCACCCAACCCAACGGCGTGACGAAAGAGAGTCCGTACATCGGCATCATGGATAAGATGGCCGCGCGGATGCAGGGGCTTGCCGTGAAACTTGGGATCACGAAAAACGCGACGATCAATAGAGACTCAAGTCAGCAACCGGAGGAAAAGCCGAAATCAAAACGGGCGGGGTTGATGTTTAATGGATAGGAGGGAGCGGGACATGAAGGATTTTAGCTTAGATGCTTTGGATGTAGAGGTGGACATGACCGCGCTTTTTGGTGGTGGCGGTGAAGGGGCGGTAAGTTTCACCGGGCGCATCCCAAAAGACGAAACCCTGCTGGTCCCTGACGGAGACGCACGGTTTTATCTTGGTGAGGATAGTTCATATTTCGGTTTCAAGGTTGGAAGGGTTCATGAAAGCGGCTTTGACATAACTTTCAACTCCGCAGGCGAGATCAAGTATGTGCCGCATAACGAGGCTGAGATTGAAAAACTTGGCCGGGGCAGGATTTTCTAATTGGATAGGGCCGCCAAAGTCATATCCTTCATCGAAACCTTGCGTCTGCCGGACGGCACACACGCCGGGAAACCGTTTGTTTTGCGTGACTGGCAAGTTGAGATTTTAAAGTCCGTGTATGGTCCGGGCGATGAGTCAGGGCGGCGCGCTGTCCGCGAGGCGGTTCTGTCCATGGCCCGTAAAAACGGAAAAACTGCCCTTATCAGCGCGATTGCCCTTTGTCATTTGTGCGGACCCTTGGCGGTCAGGAACGGACAACTATACAGCCTGTCTATAGATAGAGAACAGGCGGGGATATTGTTCAATTATGCAAAGAACATGGTCTACATGGATGACGAATTGAGCAAGCAACTTAATGTCGTTGAGTCCAGAAAGCAGATCGTTGACCCGGTGAGCGGGTCTTTCCTGCATGTCCTGTCCGGCGAGAAAAAGGGCAAGATGGGCAAGTCCAGTTCCTTTGTGGCGTTTGACGAATTAGCAGAGTTTGGCCCTGACCGGACCCTGTATGATGCCTTGCTGACATCTACCGGGGCGCACGAAGAACCGATGATATGGGTTTTCTCCACCCAGGCGGCAGACGATAACGCGGTTTTGTCCGAACTGATTGACTATGGCGAAAAGGTCAAGAAAGGCGATTTTGAAGACCAAACCTTTCGCAGCTTTGTGTATGCCATCCCAAACGACAAGGATGTTTTTGACCCTGACAACTGGTATATGGCAAACCCGGCACTTGGCGACTTCAGAAGCTACGATGAAATGAAGGACTTTGCTGAAAAAGCACAGCAGATGCCATCAATGGAGAACGCTTTTCGGAACCTGTATGCCAACCAGCGGATCGACAAAAACACGCCGTTTATCTCCCGCAACATTTTTGAATCCTGCGGAGATATCCCGGAAGACCTGGACGGCAAAACGGTTATATGCGGTCTTGACCTTTCATCAAGAACCGACCTGACAGCGTTCATCGTCATGTTCCAGGAAAACGAACAGTGGAACGTCCATTGCTTTTTCTGGACCCCGGAAGACGGACTCAGAGACAGGGCGAAACGGGACCGTGCGCCTTATGACGTTTGGGTGACACAAGGGTTTATCGAAACCACACCCGGCAAAACGGTTGACTATGAATGGGTGGCCGTCCGAATCGCAGAGATTCTAAGCAACTGCGAAGTCGAGGGTATCTTTTATGACAGATGGCGAATTGACATCCTGCAAAAAGAACTGGACCGGATCGGGCTTGACCTTCCTTTAATGCCATACGGCCAGGGGTTCAAAGACCAATCCCCCGCCCTGGAATCAATGGAGGCCGCATTTCTAAACGAACGGATCGCCCACGGGAATAACCCGGTGCTGAAGATGTGCGCCGCAAACGCCGTGATCGTTCAAGACCCGTCAGGCAACCGGAAACTGGATAAAGCGAAATCAACCGGACGGATTGACGGCATGGCCGCCCTATCCAATGCGTTTGGCAATGCTGAGTACGATGAACCGGATGGACCGTCTGTTTATGAAACAAGGGGGGTGGTGGTCTTATGACACTGATTAAGCTGATTGACCCCCGCGATGTGGTGTGCCTTATCGGGTTGACGTTCCTTGGTGTGGGTCTTTGGTGGTTTGAACCGTGGATTTCCTTTGTGGTGGTGGGGTCGATACTGGTTCTCTTGTCCGTACTGCCTGACATTCTAACCCTGAAATCGAAAAAAGGCAGGCGATAAGTGGGCTTTTTATCAAGGATGTTCGCAAGCAGCACCCCGGTATCACCGGGACCGGACGATGATTATTGGTATTTGCCACTAATCGGTAAGGTAAAATCAGGGGTGGACGTCAACGAGCACACCGCTATGAACTATTCTGCGGTGTGGCTTGCTGTGATGTTTATTTCTCAAACTATCGCATCGTTGCCGTTTCATATTTACCGCAACGACGGAGAAAAGCGGGTAAAAGCGATTGGGCATCCGAGTTACAAGGTGATCCATAAATATCCGAACCCATATATGCCAGCAATGACATTTTGGGAAACCGTTATCGCCCATTGCGTGGCATGGGGAAACGGGTATGCAGAAAAGACATATGACAAGGTTGGCCGCGTAAATGGCCTTTGGCCCATCACCCCAAACAGGTGCAACCCGGTTATGCGGGACAGTCAACTTTTCTACGACATTAATGTTGGCGAAAAGACCATCACATTGCCGAGGGATCGGGTCTTACATATCCCTGGTATCGGGTTTGACGGCTTCAAGGGGTATTCGGTTATAACTATGGCCCGTGAGTCTATTGGCCTTGGCATGGCGGCAGAAGACTTTGGAGCAAGGTTTTTCGGGCAGGGGGCGCACCCCGGCATGGTGGCAACCCACCCCAAAACCCTTGGTGAAACAGCGCACAAAAACCTTGAGCGCAGTTTGCAAAAGAATTACGAGGGGTTGGGTCATGCACACCGGATGATGCTGTTGGAAGAGGGGATGACCCTTGAAAAAATCGGCTTGCCCCAAAAAGACAGTCAATACCTGGAAACCAGGGAACACCAAATTACAGAAATTGCCAGGTGGTTTAATCTGCCGCCCCATGTGCTGAAAGACCTTTCAAGGGCGACTTTTTCAAATATCGAATCTCAGGCACAAGAGCTTGTTAAGTATTCTTTACGCCCGTGGATGGTTAGGACTGAGCAGCACTGTGACCTCCAACTTTTAGCAGACACAAGCAAGGCCACTCATTACCACAGGTGGAACGCAGAAGGTCTTTTAAGGGGCGACAGTAAGGCCAGATCAGAGTTCTATAAGTCACTTTGGAATATGGGTGCGGTCAACATAGACGAAATCAGAGAAAAAGAGGACATGAATCCATTGCCCGACGGCAAGGGCAAGGTGCATTTCGTTCCACTAAACACAACCACGCTTGAGCGCGCAATTACTGGCGAAACAGAGCCGGCGAACAAAGAAAAAAGAAGCGATGAAACTTAATACATTAAAGGCGGCAATCCAAATGTCAGAAAACCAGGCCGGGGAGCGGACAGGAGACAACACAAATGAATAACAGGAAGTCGGGAATTGAAATCCTTGGCATGGACATAGGGCATTTCAATAAAGTCGGAAAAGCCTACGAGCGGTTTCTTGCCAAATCTGGCAGTAATTTCAACTTGGTGAAGGGCAAGAAAAAATACGCCATCAAAAATGAAGTCGGGCGAAACGAAATCGTTATTTACGATGAAATCGGTTTTTGGGGCGTCGATGCCGAGTCGTTCAGGGACGACGTTAGCGCCATGAAGGGCGATATTGATGTGCGACTTGACACGCCAGGTGGTGACGTTTTTGCTGGCATGGCCATGTATAATACCCTGAAGCAGTATGACCGGGGGAAAGTCAACACATATATCGACGGAGAGGCCGCTTCTGCCGGGGGGATTATTTTTCTCGCTGGTGATAACCGGTATGCCCCAGAGACATCATTTTTGATGTTGCACGAAGCGTGGGGTGGAGTAATTGGGAATAAGCGGGAAATAGAACAGTTTCGCGGCCTACTCCAAATGCTTGATGACCAGATTTTGAACATTGTGCTCAAGTTTTCAACAAGGCCGGATGATGAAACCAAAGCCGAATTTGAAAAAGAGTTATGGATGAGTGGCAAGTCCGCAAAGGAGTGGGGGTTTGTTTCAGAATTGATTGAGTATGACGATGGCGATCTACCGGACGATATCCCGGTTTTTGACCTGTCTGTTTTTAATAATGTGCCTGACACGCTGAACCAACCAGAAGCCTGCGAGACGCAGAAGCCGAAAGATTGGGAAACAGCCCTGCGTGACGCCGGAATGTCAAGGCGAGAGGCAAAGGCGGTTCTCTCAGAGGGTTTAAAAGCCCTGTCTCACGAACCAGAACAACCAGACACACGGGGGAGGGAGTTTGACCGCATGAAGTTGGAAATGGATGAACTTTTTATTGATATGAAAGGAAAATTATAATGTTGAAGAAATTGCAGGCAAAGGCCAGAAAAATTCTGGCGCGACTGGAAGAAATTAAAGGCATGGAACTGGAAGACTGGACCGATGACGTCCGGGACGAACAGAAAAACCTCCTGTCCGATCTGAAAAAAATCCGCGAAGATATTGAGAACGCAGAAGAACAGGCCAAGGCAGAGGCGTTTTTTGAAAAGCCGGAAACAGAAGATCCGCTGTTCAATAAAATCCACGACGAAAAAACCAACAAGGCCGAAATGCAAAACAACGGTGACGGCAAAAAGTACGAGATCCAGAAACATGAATACCGGGACTTTGGCGAACAGTTGATGGACGTTTTCACTGTTTCCAATGTCAACGCCAGGTCCGATAACCGTCAGAAAGCTGTCAACCGCCTGGAAGACATCAGGAACGCAGCATCTGGCGTGGGCGAAACGGTGCCGTCTGATGGTGGTTTCCTGGTTCAGACTGATTTTGTGTCCACCCTGATGCGTGATGCTTATGAAACCGGCAAGCTGGTTTCCAAATGCTCCCCTCTGCCGATCACCTCACCAAGCAACAGCGCAAAGATTCCGGGCATCGACGAAACCAGCCGGGCCGACGGGTCGCGTTGGGGTGGTGTACGGATGTATTGGGAGGGCGAGGGTAACGAAATTACCTCAAGCAAACCCACATTCAGAAGCATTGACCTTCAACTTCGCAAGCTGACCGGCCTTTGCTATGCAACCGATGAAATGCTCCAGGACGCAGCCCTGCTTGGTGCGTATATCAATCTGGCCTTCAAGGAAGAATATGGGTTCAAGTTTGACGATGCCATTATCCGTGGCACTGGCGCTGGTCAACCCCTTGGTGTCATGAGTGCTGGCGCAAAGGTTCAGGTCAACAAGGAAACGGGCCAGGCCGCAGATACGCTGGTTGCGGAAAACGTGATGAAAATGTTTGCCCGCATGGACCCCCGCTCTTTAAGTCGGGCGGTATGGTAC